TGGACAATTCGTGTCTCTCCATAGTTACCCTCGTCATCGTCATAGATCGCAAGGTTTTGGTTAGGTTTTATAACAACTTGGGGAAGTTCATTGTTCTTGATACCTTTTACAAAATCACTATACGTTCTCGGATGATATACACGTTCTCGTTTTACCTGAGAAGGTTCAACCTTAACAGATGGAGCGACAGGTAATTGTTGTGCGATGCTGAACATCCTTTATAGTATGCAGGTTAAAGTTTTAAATAACTTTTAACACATGAGTAAAATAAATCTTATTGTCAAATGTGTAAACAATGGGAAATATAACGTATTCACAATTGCAGATGACGAGTATATAGGACCAGTTATAAATGCAGGTTATGAATGGGATGGATGGATGCGCGAAGATGTTGAAAAGTATTACGTCCCAGGTACAGAAATACTTGACATAGGAGCAAATATTGGGTACAACTCATTAATGTTTTCAGATTATGGACCAGTGTATGCATTTGAACCAGTATATCACAAGATTGTACAACTAAATATAGATAATAACGATTTGAAACATCAAATGTACTCAGTACCTATAGCATTATCTAATATTTCTGATACTGTCAGTATGTATATGGCAAACCCTGTGAAAGAGACAGGTTTGCGAAATTATGGAGGTACTTCTATGTATACATCCGAAGGTACAGATTATTCAACTGAAACAAAAGTAGCATGTCATCGCCTAGATGATATATACAAGGGTAAAGTTTCATTCATAAAACTTGATGTAGAGGGTCACGAACTCCAAGTTCTAGAGGGTGCGAAGGATGTGTTAACAAAAAATCTACCAACATTGTTGGTGGAATTGATTGACTACGAAGGAAGTGAAGTACCCTCATTTCTTAAAGAACTTGGTTATACCATGGAGCCAATTGAGAGACCAGAGAAAATGTTTCTTTTCCCCAGTCCCAGAACATATAGTGCATCTCATTAATCTTTTATTGTGTACACAAAGTTCTGAGTATCTACATGTTATGCATATTTCTCTTATATCTCCATGTATGCATATAGGGCCACTGTTACACTCTTTACATTGAAGATATGCAAAACCATGTGGACAGCCACCAGGAGGCATTAATATCAATTATTCACATATCTTTATATCTAGCAAATGACATCTTTTCTACCATATAGTAAAGCTGATATGCTTCTACAATTTCTTTCCGCCTATATGGCTCAGGCATACACTCGGGAATGCCTTCGTCAGAATAATATGCGGTCTCACTTCGTCTCTCTTCAAAATGGGAAGGATGATGATCCCAAAGCCACATAAGATGCCTAGCACATGTGTGTACCTTTCCATATCTACGCGTATATTCCAGAGTTAGGGCAATACCAATCTTACACGCGTATAAATAGTTTTCAAGGCTTGAAGCGACCCACATTGTCATAGGGTGTTTGGGGTGTGCAGGTCTATATCCACGTCGCGACCCATCTTTTGTGAATGGTGCATTCTGTGCAACATAGTCTTGCTGTTGCGCAAAATGCCAGGCCATATAAAGCATTTGTGTAATCTCGAGTTGTATTTTTACAACATGTTGATCGCATGACATCTCAGCGATTTCCGTGGGAATGAGAGATAGAAAGAATATGTTCATCGTTGTGGTCAGAAGTTACTCGGAGTTTAGGTCGGTAGATACGAGCGTCAACGTTTCCGTAGTAGAACTGTTTGTCACCGATTTCCCAAACTTTGTGGGTGGTTGCTTCTTGTGCGTATTTTACAGCCTTTTTGAGATCCCAGAAAACAGATCTTTCAAGAACAGAGTTACCGACGACGATATGGGTGATGAACATTTTTAAAGTAAAAATAATATAGGTAGTTTACGACTTAGGTAACCGGGATTTTTATCTAAGGAAATTTTAAGGGAGATGAGTCAACAATCGCTATGGGATGCGCTGCCAGTTGAACTTCAAGGGATCATCATTGAAAATTCATTCGAACTCTGTAGAGAAGAATATCTCAACTCAAATCGTAAGAAGCACAACAAGAATAAAAAGAAAAGAGAACGAAGTTTGCTTACTGCAGGTATGATACAGTATATCATGTCAAGTACGGATGCAATTGAAATGATACAATGGGCTTTTCCAGTGGAGTTGATTGAATTGGAACTATTAGTAGATCCACCGGTAGAGGAAGTTAGGGATTTTGATTATAATGAATATTATGACATATTCTTAAAACGCGCTATTGACTATCTAGAAGATCCATCACACAAAGACGAATGGGTATGTCCATCGGAAGATCAATGGATCACGATGTTTACCAGATTAAACAATTTTCATAGAACCCATAGACATCTTGAAATACTCTCTGAAATAGATGGAACTCCAGACCTTTTTATTTGGTTACAATACCAAAAAGACCCAGATACAGAACTTTCTAGAGAAAAGCGACAGTCACTTCGTTCTCTTGGGGTCCGCCTTCCACCACTGAAAAGAGATTAATCAGAAAGATATTCTTCATCATCCACGGGCTCCTCAATATCTTCATCTGCATCAGGTTCTACATCCATTCCCTCATCCTCATCGGGTACGTCATCTTTCTCTTCTTCATCCTCATTTGGATCTCCAACAATTTCTTCTTCTTCTTCTTCTTCTTTTCTCTTTTTTACTTTTCTCACTGGTTCCTTATTGAAGATTTTGTCTATGATCTTTTCAACTCTTTTTTGTTCCCTCACCTTTTTAGCAAATGACATTTTAATTTTTTCTAAAAATCCATCACTAAAACCTGTAGATTTATAAGCCTGAATAATATTTTTGACGGGTGGTCTATTACCCCTACTATAATATTTTTCATGTAGGGTTGCAATTGATGCATCAAGTTTAATTCTCACGATACCACTCTTGAGAACACGCATCTTCACGTACACAGTATCCGCATACCCTAGTACTGGTTCTTTCATCATGTACGGTTCTTGAATTTCAGTAGAATCTGGGAGGGTGGGTTCTACATATTTAAGCCCTAAAAACTCATAATGTTTCTTAAGATTCCTAAGATAGTCTTCCTTTTTATAGACTGGACCCTTATAAAACTTAAAACAAGTGGTCGGTTCTGGGTTCATTAAACCATATAGAAATGACCCTTCTGCAATTTTCACTGAGTGATGTACATCAGTGTCATTTTTAATACGCGGCAACGGTCGCTTGTACATGCTCATCTTGAGAAATAGGAGAACTTCCCTCTAACTTAGGTTTGAAAAAATCCAATTCACACGCAATCACATGCTGAGATTGCTTGTTAAGGTGTGTGTGATATGGCCCCCAAATCTCAATAACTTTCCTCTTCTTGTCGTACCAAAGGTAATCAAGTCCGAGAAACTTGGTCAACCAATAGAAACGCTTTCCAGTCCTACCGATGAAAGAAAAGATATGATCTTCGTCATAATGACTAACATCCATTTGAGAGTAATGCGTGGTGGGAGGCTGATAGGGAGCCATCACTTCTAGTTACTAGTTATTGAAACCAAATCCTTATGTAGGTTTATTGATACGCTTTTCTTCTAATTTTTTTTCTAGAAGTTCGGCTTTAAGACGTATACACTTTTGGGAGAATATCGGCCTTTGATTCTTTTTGTCGTTTTTCGTAACACGCTTTTTTGGTTCCTTGAAGTCCATGAAATATATATTTAGTATAAGTTTGTTTTTTAGCTCTATGTTCCATTACCCATTTAACCCAATCCTGTTTCCTTAGGTACTCAAGATCCTTTATATTCATACCTCTATACTTATCAAGTAGTTCATGAAAATGAACATAGTCATCAACAGTTGCATATATATTACATTGTATATGAACTTCTCGAATTTCTTCGTTACATTCAAATGTTATATCCTTGCGGCACATTGGGCATGTGTTATTTTTACACTCTTGGTACCAATGGGTAATGCAATGATAACAAAATGAATGTCCACATGTTAATTTATAATCCGTGTGTGTTTTATAACACACCGGACACTCCATAATTAAATATTGTTTGTATTATTTAAGCCTCCTCATCCTCATCCTCGTCCTCATCAATGAAAGACTCACTCTCCGATTCACCCGACTCAGAACATATATAATCCTCATCTTCACTATCGTCAACTAGTTCATATCCGTGTATGGTTTTGAAATATAGGTTGGTGTCTTCTAATTTATCAACATCATAGAATCCGGAAATAGAATCCTTATGAACTAATTCAGTTGAAGTTGAAAAATCGTAAACGCCGTGTCGTTTTGATTCTAGAAAGTTAATAGCATACATATCACTATGTTCGTGAATTATACGTGCAATTTGTATGGTGTCATCTTCGCAATGAACGTCAACGATCATGTCTTCATATTCGAGTATTTAAATCTTTAATAATATTAATGATAGGTCCAGCTGGTCCAAATGATGCGGTTATGTTTGACATAGATGATACACTCATCTGGACAAGTGGAAAACCAAATATACCAATTATTGAATTGCTACATAAAATGAAAGCTCTTGGTTACAAAATAGTGATTATTACAGCTAGACCTGGTGTAGAAATAGCTATAAAATGGACTATCAAACAAATGAGCAATTATGGGATTGTGTACGACTATTTGGGATTTACGAGTGCAGAAACGAAATCTCTTATGAAAAGAAAACTAGGTTATAACTTTGTTCTATCTGTCGGTGACATGCCAACTGATTGGACCGATTCTAAATACTATATCAACACTTCCAGTTCCGGTCGCAATTGAGACAACTCACATAAGTTGTCATAGGTTCATCAGCTGATCTCGTCTGAAGCTGGTAATATGTCGTCTTATTTGACTTACACCGACCACATGTAAAGAATCCCTCTTGATTCTTAACCTCTTGTGCCAAATATGCTTTCCTGATATCTTTAATGATTCTTTCCTCCATAGCTTTTGCGTAAGGTCCATCGGGCCACAGATCTTCTGGGCGCATCTCAATCACATCCTTTGTCTTAATCTTTTTATCAAGAATCCACCCCTTCAAAACTGGAGACTTCTTCAAGTTAGATTGAATCTGTAGAAACTTCTGTTTATAAATACCTGAATATTTGTGATTGTCCCATGCAGGTTCTTGTCCGATTTCACGAGCTTTATCCAACGAGTAATTCAAAATGTTCTTCTCGAGATTTATACAGATTGTATCATCTTTAGGAATCTCGAGGAGAGTTGAAATGCGATCAATCACGAATTGACGAGTTGGGTTCTCCATTCTTATTGTATAAGATTACATTGTTTTTAACTGACTTAGGGCAGTGGTAATCCCTCATAGGGGTTGTTACGTTTACAATCTTCCATATTTTCAGGAGAACATGTATCGAAAAATTGGGATGTACGACGCACGGGGTTTGTATCAACGAAACCATAGCGATAATCAGACTGGTCGGGTCTGTACTTTTCCCGGTTCCTTATCAGTATATACATGATAATAGCCGCTACGACGGATAAAACTATCATTGTTTTTTTATCAGACACGTTCATTTACATTCTGTTGATATTTTTTTATAATAGGAATTCAAGATGACTGTAGCTGTACTGATAAAAGAACAATTTGGAAATATACAAGAAATAGACTTGGATATCACTCCAAGTAAGAATGAAATTTTTTTAAGGTTAGGTGGACCTGCAACATTTATTGGTCAATGGCCAGATCTTGATGTGGTAATAATGAAATCTACCTACAATGGAGAAAGTTTAAATCGTAACACATTGCCGACCCCTTTCAATACCGAAGAAGTATACGGTTCCATTTTACTCGTTCGTATGGATGAAAACTCAGACCCTAGAGATTTCACCCTCGAAGAGTACCTTCGTTTTACTGGAGGGGATAAACGCATCATCATTTAAAACCGCGTTTGTATATTTCATAGCC